GCGATATTAAGATTTCGTCAAGGTAACTTCATTAATCTTTATTCTGACGAGGAGGAAGAGGAAGTGTACCGAGACAAGCGCGCATATTATTAGGAGCCTCCTATGGCCAAGACCAAGTACGATGATAGGACTCGCCAGCAAATTTCCTCTGATCTTCTTAAAGATCAAGGTTTGTTTGGCGCTATTGGAACGTATCTGAGCGGCAAAGCCCCCCGATCCGAAAGCATGGATGACCCTCAAGGCAAGGCGAATCGCAGACGCAGAGGCATGGATACGCTCAAGCGGCGCGAAGAGGAAGGTAAGAGGCGTGCTGCTGAACTGAGGCGAAAGAAAGAGCAAGAGATAAGAAAGAATAATGCGGCAAGAGTTCTTGCTCAGCGCAAGAAGGAAGGTGAAGAAAGGGCTGCTCGTTTGAAGAGGCAGAAGGACGAGCAGATTGCTAGACGCAGGGCAGCGCCTGCTGTTGCCAAGGCTGCGGGTCAAGCCACGGGCGAGACTGCGAAGCAAGCTGCGATGGTCGCTGCCACCAAGCCTGCCTCTAAGGCCCCTGCTCCGCCAAAGGCTCCTGCCACCAAGCCTGCTTCCAAGACCCCTGCCCCTAAGGCGAAGGACACCAAGACCACGCCAGCACCTACCGGCGATAAAAAATACAACGTTGGGGTAAGCAAGGGCGGCGTTCCGTTCAAAGAAGCTTTTAAGTTCCACAGGGGTAAAGCGTTGAAGGGCGGTCCTAAAACGTTCACTTGGAACGGCAAGCAGTACACAACCGAATTAAAGAAACCAGTCAAAAAGATGGGAGGTGGCATGATGAAATCCAAGATGGCATCCAAGGGCGGCGCTCGTGGTGGTCGCAAAGCTATGAGAATGAAGGATGGGGGCTTCCCTGACCTGACGGGTGACGGCAAGGTCACACAGGCGGACATCCTGAAGGGTCGAGGTGTTGCCAAGAAGAAAGCTGGCGGCATGGCCAAGAAAGGCTACGCTAATGGCGGCGCTGTCAAGAAGAAGGGTATGGCCAAGGGCGGCGCCATGAAGAAGAAGGGTTACGCTATGGGCGGCTCTATCAAGAAAAAGGGCATGGCTAAAGGCGGTGCTATGACCAAGAAGGGCATGGCTAAGGGTGGAGCGACTTCACGCAAGCCTACGAAGCCACGCGGCGTAGGTGCTGCTCTTCGAGGGTTTGGCAAGGCCACGAGACGCTAATAGTGGCTGCTCCGTTATTTCCGATCATAGCCCTCATCGCCAAGAAGGGTGTTGAGGCTGCGATCAAGAAGTATGGCAAGACTGCTGTAAAGAAAGCGCAAGAGGCTTCTAAGAACCAGCCCACGCCAAAGTCTATGCGGGATCAGAAAGGCCCGTCGATTGCTGATCGTGAGCGTGCTGCGACTGCAGCGAAGAAGACTCGCAACCGTGTTGCTGCGGGTTCTCTGGGCGCTGCAGGTGCCGCCGGAAGTACTTACGAGTTGATGAAGCGCGTTGGTCGCGCTGAGATGGAGAAGAAGGGGATTAAGCCATCTGGCACCCCGCTAGAAAAATCAAAAGGAGGAATGGTCACCAAGTGGGAAACCAAGTGGGGCTAATATAGTTTGCCATATCTGCAAAGCAACATCCCGCACTTCAAGTGCTGGGTAAGACGAGAATACACACACAATCACGACAAATACCACGGCGAGTTTTTACATGCGATGGCAATCGCAGTAACTACTATGCCCACGAGGTGCCTGAGTTTTCAGGTGATCTTTACGGGTTGTGAAGCCGATGATGATGAGAACGAACCGAATGTTCATGGCGGTGCCATGTGGGCGAGAATGCCGATCACTGCTTTGGTTGCGGATACGCCGTTTGAGGAGTGGCCGGAGCCTATGGCGGTACATGATGCCCAGCCTTGGGATTGTTCCTCTCACACTCATGCTGTTTATGTTTTAGATCGCGCCACCCCCTGTCCCTGGATGGCCAAGATTGGTGGGAAGATGTATCCCGCGAAGTACTTGTTCACTGTGGATTACGCTGAGAATGAGATCGCTGATGATCCTGCACAGCACAAACAATCGCATGTGATGGAGTTACTTGATGCTGGCGAGTGGACAGGGAATATAGTAGCTTTGCCAAACAACCGAGTGCGCGTGACGCATCCGGCATGGTTTGAGACTGGCGACGGGGCACCTGATTTTAAGCCATCTCAGCATATTCACTACAGCAAGTCGGACTTGGATTACACGTTAGATGTGAACCGTATCTTCGATAATCTGTACGCAGACAAAGAGTAAGCCATGGCTATAGAGCGCGGTGTAGATGACGTAGATATTGACGAGCTTGATATCGAAGACAACTCAAAAGAGATTCAAGTTGGCGCGGTCACTGAAGATGAATTGATTCTTGATGGCATGGACGATGAAGATGCCATGATCATGGATGACGGAACGATGGTCTTCGGTGAACAAGAGCTTATGGGTGAAATGCCCATGGCGTTTGATGCCAACCTCGCAGAAACAATGGAGAGTGCTGATCTTGGTCGTATTTATTCTGACCTGATGAGCGACATCGATGATGACCGATCTTCTCGTAAAGAGTGGATTGATCAGTACACCGAAGGCCTCAAGTTCTTGGGCATGAAGTTTGAAGACCGCACAGAGCCGTTTGACGGCGCTTCTGGCGTAGTTCACCCGCTTCTAGCCGAATCTGTCACTCAGTTCCAAGCGCAAGCCTACAAGGAAATGCTGCCCTCTGGCGGGCCTGTTAAGACCATGGTTATGGGCATGGGTACGCCACAGACAGATTTGCAGGCTGCTCGTGTGCAGGAGTACATGAATTACCTGATCACTCAGGAGATGAAAGAGTACGATCCTGAGACTGACCAGTTGCTTTTCTATTTGCCCTTGTCTGGCAGCGCGTTCCGCAAGGTTCACTTTGACCAATCGCTGGGTCGCCCTGTATCGCGTTTCATTCCTTCTGAGAAGTTGATTGTGCCTTATGGCACCACCAGCCTTGATGATGCGGTTCGTATTACGCATGTAATTGACATGTCGATGAACGAGGTTCGCAAGCTTCAGCAGACAGGTTTTTATCGCAAGACAAAGAGTTCTGGCGATTATGATGATGCTTCTTACTCAGATGATATTGAGGATGAGATTGATGAGCTTCAGGGCGTCAAGCCATCAGGCAGTTCCAGCGACTATGAGGCTGAGCTACTTGAGGTTCATGTAGAGCTTGATATTCCAGGCTTCGAGGATGTGGATGGCAATGGTGAAGAGACAGGAATCAAACTACCGTACATCGTCACGTTATTACCCAAGCAGAATACGGTCTTATCTATTCGCAGGAACTATGTCCAAGCGGACATTATGCGCCGTCGCATTGACTATTTTGTGCATTACAAGTTTCTGCCAGGTGTTGGTTTTTATGGTTTTGGTCTGACTCACATGATTGGTGGATTGTCTCAGGCATCCACCTCGATTCTGCGTCAGTTGATCGATGCCGGTACGTTGGCCAATTTGCCTGCAGGATTCAAAGCTCGTGGCATTCGCATCCGCGATAACGATGTACCGCTGCAACCTGGTGAGTTCAGAGACATGGATGCGCCTGGTGGATCACTACGCGATGCGTTGATGCCTCTGCCGTTCAAGGAACCAAGCGGCACACTGCTGCAGTTGCTGGGCATGCTGGTTGAAGCGGGCCGTCGCTTTGCTTCTGTTGGCGATATGCAGGTTGGTGATGGCAACCAAGAGGCGCCTGTTGGCACAACGATTGCGTTGCTTGAGCGTGGTAGCCGTGTAATGAGCGCGATACACAAGCGCATGCATTACAGCCAGCGAGTTGAGTTCAATATTCTTGCGCGAGTGATCAAAGACTCACCGATCAAAGCATATCCATACCAGATCGCTAGTGGCCAGCAGCAGTTGATGGCGCAGGACTTTGATGACCGAATCGACATCATTCCTGTCTCTGACCCCAACATTTTCTCCATGAGCCAGCGTGTCATGCTTGCTCAAGAGATGATGCAAATGGTTCAGTCGAACCCGCAGATTCATGGGCCGCAAGGCATGTACGAGGCGTATCGTCGCATGTACGAAGCGATGGGCGTGCAGCAGGTTGAGCAGTTGTTGCCTCCACCTCCACAGCCACAGCCTATGTCTCCAGCCATGGAGAACGCTGGGTTCTTGCAGGGTCAGCCAGCACAAGCTTTTCCTGATCAGGATCACGACGCCCACATACAGGCGCACTTGACGTTGTTGAAGTCTCCGATTGTTTCCGCGATGCCGCCTGGGCAAAGCCCTGTGGCTGGCATGATTCAGGCGCACATCTATCAGCACGTTGATTTCAAGGCGCGTGAAATGGCTCAACAAGACCCTGAGATTCAACAGATGCAGCAGCAAATGCAGCAGGCGCAGCAACAAGGCCAGATGGACCCAATGATGATGCAGCAGGTTCAGATGCAAATGCAGCAGATGCAACAGCAGATGCAGGTGATTATGGAAGACAAGGTTGCTCAGATCACAACTCA